AAAGAAGAAGAAATAAAACTAGCACTCTAACGTAAAGAGTGACAAATTTACGCGAGGAAGGGAGTAATTAACCCGTTCTTGGTCTGCTAGCTGAGACCTCGCACTTTTCCATGGCAGTGGAGCAAAAAAAAACACTGTTATGTACTGGTGCGATGGTAAAAGACCTTAATATTCTACAAGACTTTGATACAAGATACGAGGAAGCTTATTCTGCATGGGATGGTTTTTACTCCTTGGCTGCAAGAGATCTTAGATTTTTCCTTGGCGATCAATGGAGTGAAGAAGAAAAAAGGCAACTTTTCCAAGAAGGACGCTCACAATTTGTCTTTAACCGCGCACGCCGTAATATCAACATGGTTCTTGGTTATCAAATCAAAAACCGCCTTTCCTCCGTTGCCGTTCCGATAGAAAACTCCGACCAAAAAACAGCCGACCAACTCTCTCAACTACTTCTTTATGTGATGAACTATGGAAATGGCTACAAAATCATCTCTGATTGCTTTGGAGGAGCTCTTAAAACGGGTTGGAATCTTATGTCAATCTGGAAAGATTATAGAGACGACCCTGTAAACGGAGATATCAAATTTGGCAGAGAACCTTTTAATGGTTTTATCCTTGACCCATACCTCACAAAGCGTGATTTAACAGATTGCTCTTACATTTTACGCAGAAAATACCTTACTCCTGAGCACGTTGCATCACTTTTGCCAGGCGAGGAAAGAAATGTAAAACAGCTTTACAAGTTAGGCTCATCAAGAGACGACAAATTCACATGGCTACCATACCAAAGAGAAGCCACAACCCAAGAAATGATGGCTTACAATGAGATGTACATTCAGAAATGGAAAAACATCCCAATGCTTGTTGACATGGAGACAGGGGAAACTCTTGAGTTCGAAGTAAAGCAAGACGAAATTAAAATGTTTCTTGATAAATACCCACAATTGCGCGTTGTAAAACGACCCAAGCGGTATGTAGAAATGCACGTCATTGTAAACAACGAGGTCATGAAAAAAGAGATCAACCCTTTTGGGCTTGACGAGTACCCTTTTGCGCTTTCCACAGCTGTTTTTGAGCCAGAATCCGACCAATGGGGGCTTAAAGTTCAGTCATTAATGCGTTGCATGATTGACCCACAAAGAGAGGGTAATCAAAGACGCTCTCAAATGTCAGATATTCTTAATTCGCAAATTAATTCTGGGTGGCTTGCAGACGAAAACAGCGTAATAAATCCAAGATCATTATTTCAGTCCTCACAAGGCAAGGTAATCTGGCGCAGAGAAGGCTCACAACCAGGTGCAGTAGAGAAAATTCAACCAGCACAAGTTCCCCCAAGCATGTTCCAACTCCAAGAGCTTTACGACCGAGACATGGCAGAGATCGCAGGTATAAACGAAGCCTCTTTTGGAGAGCCAGCCAACGCAGGAGAAAGCGGTGTAATGATGATGCTTAGACAAAGCGCAGCCGTTGTAAATCTACAAGATATTTTTGACAACTTACGCGACATGCAAAAAGACATAAGCAAAAAGGCGATAAAGATAATACAGACTTGGACACCTGAAAAGGTCAAACGCATCATAAACGATGAGCCCACGCAAGAGTTTTATAATTCCGAGTTCTCAAAATATGATGTGACCGTGCAAGAAGGCATCTTAACAGACACACAGCGACAAATGAACTTCCGTCAGATGGTTGACATTTACCAACTCACTGGTGGCCCTCAAGGTAGCCCAATTACTCCGCAGATGCTTTATGAAGCAGCGCCCTTGCAGGGCAAGTCAGAGATCAACGAGAAGATACAAGCCAATCAAGAGCAAGCACAGAAACAAGCACAGCAACAAGCACAAGTTCAAGAGCAACTTCTTAAAACTCAAAGCGAGTCAATGCAAGCCAAGGCGATTTCCGATGTTGCACTTTCTAAAGAAAGGTTTACTAGATCTGTGGCCAATATGGGCTTGGAAGATGAAAGAGCTTCTAAAGCAATTCAAGATAGATCAGATGCAGCCTTACAGCGCGTTAAAGCCATGAAAGAGCTTCAAAGTATGGACGACGAGCGCCTTTTAAAATACATGAATATTGTCCGCATGATGGAAGAAGGAAACCGAGTAAAAGAAGAGCAGATTAAAGAAGACGACGTAAATATTTCTATGCGAGCAAACGAAGCTCAACAGAACCAAGCCCCTGATATGAACGCTTTACAGCAACAAATGCAAGGGCAACAACAAGCACAATCACCACAAATGGAGATGTAAAATGAAAGAACAAGGCTACAAAGACCGTAGAGATGAATCTTACGGAATGAAAAAAAGCAAAGGCGGTTTTGGACACGAAAAACAGCCGTCAAAAATTAACTACATGGCAGCCCAAAAAGCCGACATGGGACGTATGAAAATTAGACCAATGGAAATGAGAGGTTACCCTTCTCAAGCAATGGACTACAAGTATTAAGGAATTAATATGAGACAGGAAACGGGAGAAACCCGCGATGCAATCATTGAAGCAGACAATAAGATGTTGCAAGACATTTTAAACGCAAACTCAAGCCGTACTAGTAAGTACTGGATTGTTTTATTTGCGAAACCCTCCAAGCGTAGCGTAGACGGAAAGCCCACCTTAATAAAGCACATGAAAGCCTATCCAAAGAGGCCTTCCTCACAAGTAGGAATGCTGATTGGAGAAGTGGATAACAAAAAGGGTTCGGTTGAATGGGAAGTTAATATGCCCCAAGCACCGATGGACTTTAATGCTTTAGGAGCACTGGGAGCGAAAGCAAGTAACGATGTTGTCACAGAAACAACAACGATACCTCAGGCTTACATAACAAAATAGTGCCGACTACTTAAGGTCGATTAAAAGGAGTTTAACGCGTGAGCGAAGAAAATAACGATTCGGGCGAAATGTTGGAAGCCGCCGTTCCAGTAGATTATAACGATAATGAACCCTCACAGGCTAGGCAACAAGTTCCACTTGATGCTTTACAAGCCGAGAGGGCAGAGCGTCAGAAGCTACAAGACGAAGTCAAGATGATGCGTGACCACATGAGTCTCTTGCAATCTTCACAATCTCAATCTAGGCCACAGCCAAAAGATGAGTTTGCTGACTTATCAGACGATGATGTTTTAACTGTTAAGGACTTTAAGAGGTTCATGGGCAGTAAAGAGCAAAAGTTTGATATGTCAATTAAAGAATTGCGTATGACACAGAAATACAATGATTATCAAGACGTCGTCACAAGATATTTACCAGAAGTTTTAAAACAAAACCCAGGTCTGCAACAAACTTTAGTAGCTTCTCAAGACTATGAGCTAGCGTATTACCTTGCAAAAAACAGCGATTCATACAAGGCACAAAACAAAAAAACGGCAAAAAACGCCGATGCACAACGCATTGTTGAGAACAGTATGAAAGCAGGCTCTCTGTCGAGTGTTGGAGAAACCTCGCCTATAAGCAATGCAAAGCAATACAAGCGCATGTCAGATGATGAATTTAGAAAAGTAGCACAGCAGAACTTGGGATATTATTAATTTAGGAGAAAAATATGGCAGCTAATATTACTACTGTCTCGGTACTTCCTCCCGCAGTTCGGGAATACTATGATCGCCTTCTGCTCATGACAGCATATCCGCAGCTTATTCACTTAAAGTTCGCTCAGAAGCGTGTTTTACCTGAAAAGATGGGAGATACGATCGTTTTTAGACGCTATGCAAGATTGGCAACAGTTCCAATCCCATTAGTCGATGGAATTACACCCCCAGGAGCACCTCTAAGCGCTACTGATATTAAAGCACGCGTTGATTTTTACGGTAACTTTGTTACTGTGACCAATCAGGTTGAGCTTACAGTAGAAGACAGGGTTCTCAATGAGGCCTCAAGGCTTTTAGCGCAAAATTTAGCGCAAACAATGGACGAAATAACACGCGATGTTCTTGCATCGACTAGCTCGGTTTTACAGGCTAGCAATGGTGTGAACGGGAGTACCCCGACTGAACTCACAAAATCTGATATTGATTCTGCGGTACAAACCCTTCTAGGGAATGATGCAGAGATGATTTCTGAAGTTGTAACTGGAGTAAACGCTTTTGGCACGGCTCCGATCAGACCCGCGTTTTGGGGATATATTGATACTGCCCTTTTAGATGATCTAGAAGCGGTTGCAAACTTTGTCAATACGTCAAA